TTCTTCCAACTCTGGATCAACCAATGCTGACTTGATCAACTGGAAAATTTGTGGGCCGATAATGAATCGACGAATTGGGTTTGCTGGGGTTTCTTCTTTCAAGCCATCTTCAACTACGAAGCCTTGGAAAATGTAACTACGTTTCTTCCAGTACTTACGACCCTGTTCTTCTAGAGTCTTGTCCTTGAACCAACCGCGTACTTCCGAAAGGATTGGGCAAGTTTCGCCATACATTTCCATACATGGAACTTGTACTTGAACTTGTTTGTTGTCAGTGTCACCTTTGACCCCTGCGAATGGCAGTTTGATCATTAGGCGTTCTGCCCAAAAGAAAGTGTTGTTTGTGTCGCCGTCTGGTAAAAATCTTACTGTGGATTCTTTACCTTGTTCGAGGTTCCAGAACGGATAGATTGCGTTGTCGCCTGCTGGACGATCTCCGCCATTTGATTTTGTTTCTTGTGCCTGAAGTTTTGCACGAATTTCTGCTAATGTGGCCATAATGTGTCTCCTAAAGTTTATGCCTATGTACTGCGTTTTTGCCTATTATTGTTTTACACCGTGTAAAACAAAAAGTGCATACATGTTATTGTACGCACTTTTATTTATTAAAGCAAGACTTTTCTTGCTTAAAACTGGTTTAATTTTGCCAGATTAATATTTCATCAATTCTTTAATACGAACTAACTCTGGATTGACTGTTGTTTCTTTCATAGAACAGTCTTCCATACCATGAACTTCACACATTTTGCCTTCCTCGGTCATATTACACGACCCTTCTTCGATACCTTGTTGTTGTCTCTGAAATTTAATTTCGGTATTGTTGGCCATTTGTTGTTTGAAGTTGTCTACTGCGCCGCCTGGATCAGTTGAGCCAGGAGTTAATGCAATAGGAGCACCTTCTCCCATATTCGAACTTAGACGTTCAACTGCAAACTGAGCAAATCGTCCGGCGCTTTCACCAAACTTCTTTTCACAGGCAATCTTGACACCTTCCTCCCCACGGGGGAAAGTACCAGATATCGAATCATACATGGAGTGAATGAACTCCACAATTTCTTCAGGAATAGCCTGTTTTGCTAGATGTTTTGCGCGGCTGTGTCCAGTGTGTACTGCACCACTTTTATCAGTTACATCGCCTTGATTCTTTGTATATGGACCATCAAATGGGACATCGTCTTCTGAATCTGGTTTATCGCTTTCAGAATAGGCGCCGCCGTAAGATCCTTCAGCATCGTCCATGGATTCAAATTCTGATTGAGCAAATGACAAGTCCTCCGGAGAGCCAACCACAGTGTATTCAACTGTGTTACTATCGTCGTCTTGGCTGACATTAACTAATTCAAGATCGTTTCGCATAAAAACGTTTTCGGCATGTTTTCCCATAAAATAATAGTTACCGGAAAAGATCATTTTTGTTTTGGCGCTGTCCGATTCAACAACATCATAATCAAATGTTGTCAAGTCTTCTAAATACTGTTCAAAGTCTGCTAGATGATTAGTTTCTTTAACTTCTTCATCATCGCAGGCACATGGGTCTTCGTTGCAAGTTTCGCACGTTGCGGCTTCAGCAACGATATCATCGTAGGTCAATCCTTGATCGGCTTTTTCTTTTACCAAACGATAGATGTATGGGAACACGCTAGTCAATTCTTCATTGAAGGTTTTGATAGTCAGTGCATCTACCCATTCGCTCATTGTTTCTTCAGGGACTTCGATAGCATCATGTGGCTGGAAGTTTTCACGGAATGACTCATAGTATTGCTGACGTTGTAGTGCGGAAACTTCCAATTTCAATTGTGCTAGACGTTCTGCAACCTGCTCGCTGATAGGACCAAGTGCTTCGGCTACAACACCACTGCGTTGTGTGTAGTTTTTGAACTGACGTAGTTTACCAATTTCTTCTGATAAACCAGCAATGTATCCGCCCATTGCATCATATGGAGCGCCACCGTTGGCCACGTGTACAGCCATTGCACGAGCACCATTCAAATGTTTGCTTGGGTAACGGAATCGTTCACCTGATGAACTTTCAATATAGATACTTTCAATGCGTTGTGTACGGCCTGCTGGATTATTGTAGTTTACAGGTGCGCTGTGTTTGACAATAATTTTAGCCTCGCCTACTTCCTGGTAACTAGTCTTGCTAGTGCCAAATAGTCTTGATTCACTCATTTTTGATTCTCCACTTTCTTTGCTTAGGTATTCGTAATCTCTGCGATCCAGATTAGATTTTGTAATGTCTCTGATATCAAACTTCAACAAGTTTGATCGAGCAAATTGTCTCAATTCTTTTAAAAACTTAAACCAGTCAGATTTTGCATCTGGCGAATCTGCCAGTAGATCTGTGTTATAGATAACAGTCAGCACATCATCGTCTAATTTGATATTGATTCTGCCAAGGTCTTTTCCGCGCACTTTGTAGGTCACATCAAAGAATCGTGCCTCATCTTCCTTGTCGGTAAGGGCACCTTGTTCGTCACCGAGTTTGATGTTTGAAAATCGGCTGCGAATCTTGTTGAACAAATCGCTGGATATTGTATTCAAGTCTTTCATGTTTATATTTAGTTAGAAACTACTGGAAATAAAGATAGGCATGGGCGGCTCCCAATCTTCGCTGTCGTCTACTCTACCGCTCATTAAGTCAAATACCCGCTGATCCCAGTCTGCTAGTACCGAACTCATGCGCACGGCCAGCAATAATGCGCTTACAAGGTCGTCAGTTTCGCCCGATTTTGCTTTAAATGTTATGCCGTTAGCGATAAAAGCCTTGAGTTCTGATATGAGCACTTTGCTTTTAATTTTCATTTTTCCTGATTCTACCAAATGTTTAAGTCTACTACAGGCTGATATTTTACTGCGGTGTGTGGTATTAAATCCTTTGCGGAATTTACGTACATGTCCTTTGCGTATGGGTTCTGCAATAAACATACCCGGAATGTTTTCTTCTCCAACATTTTTAACAACAATAAGAGCACTTTCGCCTAGAGTGTTATTTTCAATACTCCAATATAAATTACTGCCGTTGGCAATAGGACAACTGTCAGCAATATACTTGTTGATGTCTCTAAGGATCTTTATCTGTCCTTCAACTGCTGTTTGATTATGTTGCCACTCTGCTACTTGATCTAAACTGGGCAATTCAAATACTTGTATGGCAGCATTGTTACCGCCAGTGCCTAGACTAGGATCAAGAGCAACAACATATATCATGTCATCTTTGGGTGTTTTATACCATCGAACCTGACCCATGTTCATTATAGGTGGTGTACCCTCCATGCCAGCCAAGCAAATACTATTAATCAGTGTTTCATCAAAAATTAAGAACTCGCAGCCGTATTCTCGGCGAAATCGTTCTTCACCAATACGACCTAGTTCTTGTTCTTTCCATTTGTCGTCCCTATCAGGATGTTCGTGCCACTCTGCTCTATATCCATGAAAGCCGTTTACTCCGGTGCCATCTGTTTTTTCGTTGCCAAAGTCATCGAACGTTTTGTTGGCTTCTTTCCAAATAATAGCAAATGTATCTTCGTCACTGTTAGGCGTTGAAGTAATAATTGCTCGACCACCAGTGGCTAGCGTTGGTGAAATAGATGTCCAAAATTCTTCTGCAATATTTGGTTGTACAAATGCAAACTCGTCACAGTATAGTAAGGATATTGACATACCACGACCAGTATTACCAGTGGTAGTTGCTGACACAATACGTGAGCCGTTGTCAAATTCAATGCTTCCTTTATTGTAGTTTGTTACACCACATCGAATATAATCAGGACACAACTCATAAGCATATCTTATACGTTGCATGATTTCCTGAGCACCTGTGTACTTGTGTGCGGCCACTAGAATTGTTTGATCTGGATTAAACATTGCAAACCATAACAAGTATCCGGCTGCACATGTAGTTTTGCCGCTTTGTCGAGGCATCATGTTGATATTGAATCGATAGTTATGATAACTATCCATTAGGCGTAACTGATAGTCAAAGGGTTCAAATTTCATTTTGCCCTTGACCGGGTGCTGAATATAGAAGAAGTTACGTGCAAAGTACAGATATCCCAAATCGGGATCAGCACACTGCGCCAAATCCATGATTTGAGTTTCTGAGAACTTTTCTTGTTTGTGCGCCTTTTTAATTAAGACGCCGTCTAATGTTTTTCCTGCCATGAAATTATTTACCGAAAAAAATAGACCCCGGAGGGTCTATTGGCACCTTGGACAGGGTGCTAACTGCGACGAATTATCGTGTTTCTTTAATGTGCTGGTACATGGTTGCCAAATCGCGCTTTAACTGCTCAACACTTTCATATGCGCCTGCGGCCATAGGATTGTCGCCACGATATGGTTTACCACTGAAACTTTTCTTTTCTTTGTGCAGGTCATCGCCGGAAGGTACAGCGGCATCCATGTCATAGACAGTTGGATCAGGAGTTGTGCTTGCTTGATAAGATGGCTCGCTTTCTTGAGTTAGTTCGTCAGTCATAGTGCGAATGTCATCGGCCATTTTTGCTAATGGCGATTTTTCACTGCTTGATTTTGGAGCCATTGTTTTGATATCGCTTTTTACTGCATCTAAATCCATGCCTAATTCTTGACCTAGGTCGTCCATGTCTGGACCTTCTTCAGGCTCCGGCTCCATTAGAGGCAATGGTTGCATTTTGATTGCTGACGGGGCCATTGACATTGGATCTTGCAACACTGCTGGCGCTGTCTGTGCAACACTTACC